AGGCAGTTCTAAGAACTCATGGATACGGGCTAACTGCGCTTTGGGGTCAGCTAACAGGTCTTCGTATTCAACAAACAGGAAGTTCTCTGGTGCGTACTCGTAGCCGTTCTGGAGGGAGATGTAAGCGGCTTTAAGGTGATCCATCAGTTGACCAGTCGCCATGAACTCGTCTAGGTCTGTGGGCTTGGCTACACGAATGAAGCTGGCGGCGCAGTCAGGGACAGAACGGACTGTAGCAATGATCTTAGGTTGGCGACCTAGCACCTGTGACATAGCGCCCATGATTTGACCAATAGGCCAGCCACGGGACTTGTCGATAATGACAGGCTTGTCAGTGTCTTCGTAGAACGCATCAATTGCACCGCGCATGGTCTGCGCTAACTTAGTTCTCTCAGGGTCATTCTCGTTCAGTAAACCCGCTGAATGCCAAGTATTCGCCAAGCCATCAAGGGCGTGGACAAGCCCAGATGTGGTGGATACATGAGTCATTGGGTTCTGGTTCAGGATAGCCGCAAGGACTGTTGAGCCAGAACGAGGAATGCCAGAGAGGAAGTGCAGTGTTTTGTTCATGTGTTTTTAAGTTGATGCTATAGCCAAAGTGGTTGCGTTAATACCGCCTGTGGCAATATTAGCCCAAGTAGTTAACGAGCCAATTTGTTTTGGAGAAGAGTAACTGGTTGTATTGCCTAGACCTAATTGCCCATTATTGTTGTAACCCCAAGACCAAAGCGCCCCATCGGTTTTTACAACAACGCAGTTGTATTGCCCAGAAGAAATATTTAACCAATTAGTTAGTGCACCCACTTGTTTAGGGCTTGAGTAATAAGTCGTATTGCCAAGCCCAAGCTGTCCTGTGCCACTACCACCCCATGACCAAAATGTCCCGTCTGTTTTAATGGCATAAGCACTATATCTTCCAGAAGCTGGAATTGACCAATTAGTTAATGATCCAACTTGTTTAGGAGAAGAATAACTAGTTATATTGCCTAGACCTAATTTTCCTTGAGTATTAGAACCCCAAGACCAGAAAGTTCCGTCTGTTTTGATTGCCACTGTGAAATAATAACCAGCGGCTACATTTAACCAAGCCGTCAAAGCCCCAACTTGTGTTGGAGAAGACCGACTTACAGTATTGCCTAAGCCTAATTCACCTTGACTATTTCCACCCCAAGTCCACAGTGTTCCATCTGTTTTAACTGCTACTGCATGGTATGACCCAGCCGCCAAAGAAATCCAAGTGGTCAATGCCCCTATTTGTTTTGGAGATGAATAATTAGTTAAGTTACCAAGGCCAAGTTGACCGCTTCCTCCAGTACCCCAAGACCAAAGAGTTCCGTCGGTTTTAATAGCCATTGAAAAATTAGCGCCGCCAGCAACTTTATACCAACTAGTCAGTGCGCCCACTTGCATGGGAGAAGAATAAGATGCTGTATTACCAATTCCAAGTCGACCATTTACATTATTTCCCCATGACCAAAGAGTGCCATCGGTTTTTATGGCTAATGAAAAATTAGTACCTACACTAAGTTTTGACCAAGTTGTAAGTGACCCAACTTGTTTTGGACTAGAGTAGTTTGTTGTATTTCCTAATCCTAATTGCCCAGAACTGTTTAAACCCCACGAAAACAACTTTGGCGTAGGCGGCGAAGGCCAAGTATTAGCCGCAATAGCGGCATTCACCTGTTGCATTGTCCAGATGCCTGAGTATTGAACGCCGGGGATTATTACTGGCATGATATTAGTACGCTATAGCAAAGGCTTGTTGATAACCACAAAAAACATTAGCCCAAGTAGTTGAAGAACCCACTTGTTTGGGGCTTGAGTATTGTGTTGTATTGTTTAAACCTAAAGATGGAGCCGCTCCTCCATTTTGACCCCAAGACCATAAAGTACCGTCAGTTTTAACACAAAAAGAAAAGTAAAAACCGCAGTTTGGTGTTGCCCAATTTGTTAATGACCCAATTTGTTTAGGAGAAGAATAATTAGTAAGGTTATTTAAACCTAATTGCCCAGAAGTGTTATATCCCCATGACCATAGTGTTGCATCAGTTTTTACAGCAACACAATGATATTGACCAGCAGAAGTATTTAACCAATTAGTCAGTGCGCCTACTTGCTTTGGGGAGGAATATGAAGTTGTGTTACCCAACCCCAATTGACCGTCTCCGTTAGCGCCCCATGCCCAAAATGTGCCGTCGGTTTTTACAGCACAAGTAAAAAATCTTCCAGACGCTACTACTGACCAATTTGTTAATGCGCCAACTTGTTTGGGACTGGAGTAAGTAGTAGTATTTCCTAAGCCTAATTTTCCTTGGGCTCCCTCACCCCAAGACCATAAAGTACCGTCAGTTTTGATTGCAAAAGACTGATAAAGATTTGCGGCAACCTTTAACCAACTTGTTAATGCACCAACTTGTTTGGGAGATGAATAACTGGTTGCATTGCCTAAGCCTAATCTTCCTGAGCCACCACTCCCCCAAGACCAAAGTGTTCCGTCAGTTTTAGTAGCAATAGCATGAGAAAAACCAACAGCTATTTGTGACCAAGCCGTTAACGCTCCAACTTGTTTTGGGGAGGAATAATTAGTTGTGTTACCCAAACCAAGCTGACCAGCACTGTTATCTCCCCATGACCACAAGGTTCCATCTGCTTTTATTGCTACGGCTTGATAAAGACCAGTAGCTAGTTTTAACCAATTTGTTAGTGCGCCAACTTGTTTGGGACTGGAATAAGTTGTTGTGTTACCCAAGCCTAATTGACCACTATTGTTATTACCCCAACTAAACAAGTTATAGGTATACGAAGGTGTCTGAGCCGCTAGAGGATTAAACCCCGGCTTAACAATACTCCCCGGAAACATTTGTCTTATAGACATACTGTTCCCCTATCAGCTTGCAATGGATTCGTAGCTGATCGTGTAGGTGATGCCACTTGATGTTCCCGATGTCACCACAATGGATGAGTTCTCCATCAGGTACACAGCCGTTGTCTTATCCACTGCAATCACAGATGCACTAGCTGGCACTGAGATAGTAGAGATGATTGGGAAGTTTGTACCTGCACCAGCGGCTTGGTTGTTGATTGAAACCGTTGCGTTTACTGCACTTGTGCCGTTCACATTAGCACACACAATCTGGTTGATCTTAAAGACCAGACCAGAAGATGCGGCGTTAGACAACAAAGTGTTAGCTGTTGTGTTAGCTGGTGTGAGGTATGTCGTGTTACCTGTGAGGGTGGTGACATTGATAATATTTGGATTTGCCATGGTGGTTCCTTACAGACCAAAAACGATTGAAAAAGCAATAGCTTGACCTTTGGTAGCGCCAGCCGAAGCAGGAGTTACAAAAGACAAGTTGCCAGCACCGTCAGTTTTAATAACTTGATTTGCTGAGCCATCCGCAGTGGGGTACTTTAAGCCAGCAGGGTTGTTCATGATGCGGGTGACAGTGCCTGATGCGTTTTCGGCGTACAGTGCCATGTCGGTGTTGGCGATGTTGAAGCCAAGTTCCCCCGGCAACAGGTCAGCCGCCAACGGCACAGCCGCCGCTGTTGTTGTGCGATAAAGCTGGATAGGTGTAAAGCCTGATGCCGCCATAGTGTTACCTCAAATTCTCAAGTTTGTACAAAGTCTTCATGTGCAACGCCGTTAGCTCATCAATGATGTTCTCTAGCGCAGGCACATTCTTGGCTATCTTTTCACGATTCTCGGTCAGCCAAATTATATCGTCGTGAATCATTTTTGTCGTGTTTTCCACGCTACCTTCGATTTCACCCAAAAGCCCAAACCCACCTTGGTAGGCTTCGACATACTTATCCAAATTGTCGATCAGGTCTTCGTAGTAGTGACCTAGTGCTTTGTGCTCTGAATAACTGTTTGTCTTCCAGTGCCTGATATGCGCGGCGTTACGAGCCTTAAACATGCGGTCGATAAGTTCTTCTACCATCAGAATGTGCCTCCGTTGATGCCAACAAAAGTTGTACCTGTGATAGTTGTACCCGTGATAGCGGCGGCTGTTGTGCCACCAATAACCATATTGTTGATCGTGCCAGCAGTAGCAGGGTTTACCGTCAATGTGCCTGTGCCTGTTGGGGAAATCTGAATGGTTGCATTAGCAGGATTCATGTTAAATGCGCCATCAAGCGTCAAGTTAACACCACCGCCACCGCCCCATTGCAAACAGTTTGAACCACCTGAAGTTCTTAAAGCACCACCACCAGAGCCTGAAGCATCAAAATTAGTACCAACAAACTTTGTACTTGCAGTAATTGTTGTGCCTGTTACTGCCGCCGCTGTTGTCGCGCCAATAGTCGTTCCGTCAATTGCGCCGCCAGTCACAGCCACAGAGTTTGCATTCTGCGTGGACATGGTTCCCAAACCAGTAATGTCTGTGTTTGGAATAGTCGATGAGGCTGTTAACGCAGTTGTACCAGCGCCTTTGACATAGCCTGTCAAGGTTGTTGCACCCGTACCACCGTTACTCACCACAAGGGTTCCAGCTAAGGAGATTGCTCCAGAGGTTGCAGAGGCTGGGGTTAACCCTGTAGTGCCACCTGCAAATGTAGTAACTCCACCAGCAGGGGCTGGTTGCCATGAGGCAGTTGTGCCGTTAGACGACAACAGATAGCCGTTAGCACCAATCGCTAATCTGGTAGCGCTGTTAGTACCATTGCCAAGGATCAGGTCACCAGTTGTGGTGATAGGCGACAAAGCGTTAAATGCCGCAGAAGCTGTTGTCTGTCCAGTACCACCAGAGCCAATCGCAAGGGTCGCTGACAGACCAGCCGCAGTGCCTGTGGTGTTCTGGTTCCATGTAGGAATAGAGCCAGCTAAGTCTGCATAAGCAATACTGACCACACCTACTTGACCGTTAACAGAACTGACCAAGTTAGTTTGGTCGATCTTCTGCCAAGTTGATCCGTTAAAGATAGCCCAATCACCAACCTGCCAGTCAGTCACGCCATTCAAATTGGTCGAGCCAGCAACAGAGACAATGTAGTAGTAACCATTTACACCAACGCTAGAAGTTAGCGTAGGCGTGTTAGTCGATGCGTTCCATGAACCCTGATACGACAGACCACCCGTAAAACTTGCAGTTGTGACGCTTGTAATCACACCTTTAGAGTTGACCGTCACCACAGGAATTGCAGTGGACGAGCCATAAGTGTTAGCAGTCACACCAGAAGCTGGCAGGTCTGCGTTAACCAATGATCGGAAGGCTGTAGGTGCGGCGGCTCCAGCGGCAGGGCCAGCGTAGACCACATTGGCAGGTTGATCCACCACCAACAAGGCAGAACCCCATGTAGGCGCTCCAGCACCACCAGACACTAATACTTGACCAGCAAGACCAACAGGGCCAATGTAGAGGCCATCAGCGCCAGACCAAACAATAGCGCCAGCCGCAGGCACTAAGCTCCGCGCTGTACCACCATTTCCTAAGCCAAGAAGATTGTCAACTTGATCATCAGCAGACAAATCAACAGCAGGGTGTTTGTGATCGCTTCTGGCTATGGTATTTGCTACGCCTGCTGAGCCAGTTTGGAAGCCAGCTTGAGGCGCACTAGCGCTATAGCTTGCGGCTAAGGTGACATTGCCACTCAGTGCTCCACCACCTGTCAAACCATTACCAGCAATTACTTGTGTGCTAGTAGGAACATAGCCTGATATCGTCGCAGGCACTGTGGTAGCCGCAGTTACTCGACCTTTGTTGTCAACAGTAAAAACAGGGATATTCGTTGCGTTACCGTATACACCAGAAGTTACGCCTGAGTTAGCTAATTGTGTGGAACCTACACCACCGTTAGCGATACTCAAGGTGACATTGCTTGTTAACTGTCCACCACCAGTCATGCCAGTGCCTGCGATCACTTGGCGGCTTGTGGGCACGCCTGCAACGCTGAGCAGATCACCAACACGGATTTGGTAGTTGTTGCCCTGATAGACGATCATCATCAGGCTGTTTTCGTCAGCCACAGGAGCGACAGGTAACTGCGTGATGCGCGTTGGGATTAGATTACTTGGGACATCAGACATTTAAAACTCCAAATAGCCATTACCGTCTTCAGTCGTGAAGAACTCGTCGCCTGCTTCTTGTATCACACCAGCAGGGCGGGTGTTGACAGGGGTGTCAGGGCGGTTAAAGGGCAATATGATTTTATCAGGTGCGCGAGGTGCGAGGCGGTAGGGATCGTAGTCGTCGACATCGTCGGAGCAGACCATCAGACCGGGGTAATTTGGGTCGCTCTGCAACTCCCCCATCAGGAACTTACGCGAACAGCGTGCGCAGATCGCAATGCCATAGGTCGCTTCGCCTGTGGGGTCTAGGAAGAGGCTCATTTGGTGTAGACCCCAATGCCGGGGTTTATCTGGATCGACGACCCATCATTGTCCCCATCCCAAGCCCGTTGCACACTCATCGCCGCTCTTTGCTCAAGCATCGGAACTAGCGTTATGTCCACCGATGGAGTCTCTGAGGCTACCTTAGACGCAAGCCCATCCACAATTGCTTGTAGCCATCTCTGAGGCACTTCTACATCTTGTTGGAGGTTCTCTGTGTCCATGATCTGGCGGTGTCTCCACAGCACTAGCTGAGCAAGCTCAGAGTAGTCTGCGGGTGCAGGCCAGAGGTTGACAATAGGGCGTGGAAGGTCGCGTTGATACCAGAAAGTTGCTGGGCGACCCGGGAACACCTTATTACTCTGATTCACATACCCATCCCGATTCAGCACCCCCAGTGGTATCTCTTGTGGCAAGTTGCCCAAGGTCACCAGCGTCAGCGTCATTGGCAGTGTTGAGGTAAATCTGAAGTATTGGTAAGGCTTTGCACCTGAAATATCAGTCCAAACAATCTCACCAGCCGCCGCAGTTGTTGATTGCGTGCCAACAGTCGTCCAAGACGAGCCATTTGTGCTGACTTGGAAGGTAACAGGCACAGCCGCCGCTCCCCACTTGATTCCAATCGTGTCAACAGTCGTTGTCGTGGTGAAATTTACTGTGTAAGCGGTCGAAGTGATGGTAGTTGCACCAGATACTTGCTGAATTTGACGGTAATTCAAGTTCAACACATCAACAGTACCCAAAGGAAGGGTCACAATCTGCTGATTTTGGTACATTGGCAAGATTACATAGTCAATACACCAGCTAGGTGTACGAATGTTCGCCAATTCTGACAACAAAAGGTAAAGAGAGTCAAGCGCATAGCTTTGCATCTCACCACTGATGGCTTGAGCAGGCAGTCTACAGCGCCTGAAAGCGTGGTCTACGACTTTCAGCGCATTAAATGTAGTGCCGCTCACATTACCAGAAAAAGCCATGCTAACCCCGCATTGTAGTCAGGATGCTTGCTGATCCAGCACGCTCTTATTGACAAAAATTATAGTTTATTAAGTCAGAAAAAACAACTTAGCAATTAACTTTTGATTTCATTGCCCTGCCGCCTTTTTTGTACATAGCCATCTCGTACATGTCAATTGGTTTGCTACCACCACCAGCGCCAGTTACGGAGCGGTATTGTTCAGCCTCTTTACCCATCATCTTGTCTTCAGTCGAAGTGGACTTTTTCATTGGCTTACCAATAGTTCCACCCATGGCGTGGTTCTTCTTGACACCTCCACCGTGTTTCATGGCAGGGATCATAGGCTCACGAGGAGCAACTGGCATCTGGCGGCGGGGAGCAGTGATACCTAAACCCTTTTGGGCAGGAGGGATCATGCCTTGACCACCACGAGGGCCAATGTTCTTCACGGTCTGAGACTTCATCATCTCTTCTTTTTGCATGCGTGGTGACTCAGTGCGCTCATGCTTAGCCATTGCCTTGCGGCTGGAGTACATCTCGCCTGTTTTTGATTCTTTTACGCCGCCACCCTTAGCCATTGCCATGACAGGGCCACCGCACTGGTAGTTGCAAGCCTTCTCACCGAAGTCAAAGTCCTTGACATATTTCATTTTTGACATGATTTATCCTTGTGGGTTTGCGTAAGTTTTAATGCACTCAAGCGTAATACAGTACATATCACCTGCTGAAGCGTCTGCGGTAGTAAACAGCACATCACCAGTTACACCAGCGCCTGCGTTGTTTGGAATACCACCAAAAGATGACAAGTCCATCAGATAGTTTGAGTTCTGAGGAATCATCCATGCAAACACATCCGTTGTGGCATCCCAAAGAATGCGCACTTCCATGCCATGTGTCGTTGCAAAAATCTTGTTCAGCTTTACACCATTACAAGCATTGCCAGAAGCATTGGAACGCAATGTAGAAACATCGATCTTGATGACACCAGTCTCACCAGTGCCATCAGAGATATTTGTAAATTTAGCAATAAACAATCTCTCGCCATCGAGGATCGTTTGCGAAGCTACAGCATCAGCCATATAAATCTCCTGAAGTTAAAAATGAAAGGGGCGAACCCCTCTCAATTAAGCGGCAACAGCGCCATTCAGGGCAATGATGTCCCAACCTGAAACGGTGTAGATCAACATAGCGCTATCACCAACAGCGGTGAAAGTGATTGTTGTAAAACCGATTTTGGTTGTGGGTGTCAATACGGCTGAACCGCCATCGACCACATGGCTGATGATCTTGATTTGACCAACAGTACCGTTAGCCAATGTCAATGCTTGTGAAGCACCTGTGGTTGTCAAGCTAGTCAACATGTCAGTCAAATTAACTGCGCCAGCGCCAGACAGAGCTTGGTTAGTGGCGAACACATCGCCAGTGATGTTGCCAGTCACATTACCTGTGATGTTGCCCGTGATGTTGCCCGTGACAGCGCCAATAAAGCCATTGGTGGATGTAACTGGGCCAGAGAAGGTGGTTGATGCCATGATAGTTCCTTACATGCAAGTGTTGCGCAACCGTCTGCATGTCGTCGGCAAGGGCGTGCCGTCTGTTGCGCGTGGATTAAATGTGCCCAGCAAACACCCCCCTTGCGGAGAGTGTTCACTTGATACTTTAGTTAAAGATCAAACGCCTGCTGTACCAAAGATACCGCGAGGGTCAGTCCAACCGAAAGTATAACGCTCGGTTGCTTTGTAGCGCATTGAATCAGTCTCAAAGTCGCCTTCCATAGACTTTTCCAAACCACGGCGCATCAACAACTTCAAGCCTTCTGGTGCATCAGTCTCAATCCACCATGCAGTGGTTGATGTGATACGAGACAAGTTAGCTTGACCATCAGACAGTAAGCCCATGGACTTAACTGGGTTGATGTCGTTGTCAGCAGTGCCTGTACGCAACACACTCTTCAACAGAACTTCGGCTTGGAACACATTAGATGGGCCAGACACGATCTTGGTAGGAGTCAAGCGGATACGCTTGCCGTTGTTGTCAACAGCGTTACGAATCTGGATGAGCAACTGCTCAAGAGAAGTTTGTGAAAGAGCGGCGGCTGTAGCAAGCTGGTTGCTGAAAGTGCCGTTCACGATTGGGTGAGAAGCGTTAACCAAAGATACGCCATCACCACCTGTGTACGCGCTGTTGAAAGCACGGTTCAGGATGTTAGCGCCAAGGGTTTCCTTAGTCTCAATCAGTGACTGTGCCAAGTGTTTGGCATAGGTCTGACCGATACGGATGTGATCACCGTCCTCAACCAAGACTTTGGTCAAGCTGAATGCCAAACCGTAGACTTTGTAGAGGTAGCGTTGCAAGAACAATACGCCACCAGATTGGTAGCTTACTGCCATGCCGTCAGGCAACTCGGGAGCCGCGCCAAAACCGTACAAGACGGGTTCTTCGTGGTAGTTACGAGGGATGCCTTTTTGCTCACGGAAAACCATCTTCCATTCATCAGCACGCTGATTGTAAACGCCGTCAAAGACTTCGTTCAGGATTGGCTCAACAACGGATCGAAAGTCCGTACTACGCATTGGGGTAGCCATAATTTAGCCCTCCTTATACCGAGTTCACTGCGGCTTTGTAGTGGTGTTCGTTGATACGAACAGTCACAACAACATAAGCGTCAGTGAGGGAGTCGTTGATTTCATATCCAAAGCCAGTGATCTGGAATTGACCAGAAGTGGCTTGAATGGCGGTCAGGTAGGTGTTAGACAAACCTGTTTGGGTGGAGCCACCGGGTGACGCAACAGTCCAATCACACTCTTCACCAACAGCCGTTTGAACGGTTGTGCCAGAGGAGGGGTTGTTGTACTGAACATCAAACAGTGTTTCAGGATCATCATAGACCCATGCAGTGATCTCTGTACAAGTCGTTCCAGAAGGAAAGAAAGGGGAGATCGTTGGTTTACCAGTAGCGTCCAAATACAGTACAC